TGACAATGCATACAAACATTTTGGAACTAGAATGCGTATTGTTGGAAAAATTGAAAATAACATTACAAGAACACAAACACCAATTGGAAGCACAACATATTATCAAACTTCTGGAACTCAAACTGACCAAAGCGTAAATATTGGTGGAGGTTCTGGAGGACTAGCTCTTTTGCTTAATCCAGAAACTAACAATGGATATTATTTTGAAATTATTGCTTTAACAGAAGACAACATTAATTCGTATTTAAAAATTGATAATAAGGGAAATGCAGAAAAATCAATAAACAATATTGTTTTTTATAAAATTAAAAAAGAATCATCTAGTAATAAAGCAATTCCAATAAAGTTATGGGGAGGTCTTTCAAAAATCTTAGTAGATGATGGAAGATTTACAGGTCAGTATAGAATGGCTAGCGAAGAAAATACAACTGTGTATGACTTATCGGTAGAATATCAAGATGTTGGAAAGACTAGAAGGTTTTATTTATATATCAATAACCAATTAATTAAAATTGTTGATGATACAGATCCACTGCCGATATACAACAACATGGCTATATTCACTCGTGGATCCTCAAGATGTATGTTTGAAAATATTTTTGCACTATCCCATAATCCAGCAAATTTATCTTTTGCAACTGGAGAAACGCTAGGATCATCTTTATCCGATGTAGAAGTTAGCGACAGTGAATCTTATAGAAAATATGGAATGAGTGGAATGGTAAAAAGCACATATTTTTCTGGGTTAAGTTCTCAGCAACCACCAAAATACAATATGTATTTTGAAGAGTTTGGATCAATTATGAGAGAGTGTGCATACTTTGATATAAGATATGATAGAGCATACCCAGCACTTTATTCTCAAATTTCTCCTACATTTAATAGAATCAAAGGGTATTCAGTTTCTGGTTTTCAAGCAGATTCTTACGGAGCAGAATTTTTAATATTTAACTCCACAGACAAGGCTCTAAGTTTAGATGAAACCACTGGTAACTATTTAAGAATTCAAGGCATAACATTTACTCAAGATACTACTCATGAGCTAACGGTTGATGATTATTTTAAAAAACGTGGAAATTTGTCAGACCCAGAGTTTAAAGGGGACTCGTTAATATATTCTCCTCTTCTTGAAAAATTAAAATATGATGAAATAAGACAAAGCAGAATGATCTATGGTAAAAATGAATTCTCAATAGAAAGCTTATATATTCAAACAGATGATGACGCAAATGCATTAATGGGTTGGATTATAAACAAATTGATGAAACCTAAAAAGTCAATCGGGATTGACATGTTTGCAATACCAACATTGCAACTTGGAGATATTGTAACTCTTGACTATAAAGATTCTTCTGGTTTAAATCTTATATCTTCTGATACAGATAGATTTGTGGTATATAATATAGAGTATACAAGAAATAATGATGGCCCCAACATGTCAGTGTATTTGAGCGAGGTGTAATATGGATTTTGAATATCTTGATGCATTCGCTAGGCCAAATGCTGCCAAAGGTTATGAAAAACCCCCAGCAGTTGTTAAACAAAATACTAACACTGCACCAGTTCAGAATACTGATTTAACTGAAACAGAAAAAAGAATTTTTGGCATTAGCGGTAGTTCTGCAGTAGACAAGGGCGATACTGGTTTAAAAACAACAACAACAGCTAAAGCATTGGTGGTAGCAAAACAAGAAACGGTAGTAGCTGCAACACCAAACACTGCATCACTACCAGTTGTCACTTTAAGCAAGCCCGCTATTAAAACTGCCCCCATAGACACTATTTTGTTTGATGACAACTCAGTCTCAGTTGACAAAATGTTTAATCTAATTCTTGAAGATATTGGTGGTCAGGAACTAATAAATATTGCAAGAAATGATATAATAAATGGACAGCAGGTTTCTTATCAGCCTATTAAAAATCTTTCATCAATACAGCAACAATACAACCAAAATAATATTTTAGGAATTCAAAATACCTCTGACAAGTATTTTTCTAATTTTTCTATAAAGCTTGAAAATAAAATTCCAAACAACGGCAATGGGCCTAGCGGATCTAACGTATATCTAGAAAATTTAACAGGAAACCTAGTTATAGAAACAGTTAATATGGAAAGTGACGAGCAAATTGAGGTAGAAGTTACAGTAAGTGCTACAATATATGAAGCGGAATTTGGAGATATTGAATCATGATAACTAATACTGGCAAAGCTCTAATAGGAAAATATATGCTTGGTCAGGCACCAGCCTATGCATCATACATTGCTGTAGGTTGTGGCCCAACACCATTAGATATAGCCGATACCGCTGAAGATTTTTCTACCAAAGAATCCTTAGATTTTGAAATGTTTAGGGTTCCAATATCTTCTAGAGGTTTTGTAAATGAAAACGGAATTAATAAAATTGTATTAACTGCAGAACTTCCAACAGAAGAAAGATACGAGATATCTGAGGTTGGAATATTTTCTGCAGGTTCTAATCCATCTGCTGGGGCATATGATAGTAAAAATGTTTTTGCATTTACTAATACGGAAAATTGGCAATATCACACTGAAGCATCAGCCGTAGCAATACCAATTATTTCATCACCATTGGATGATCCAGAAGATGATAATGTAATTGCTACAATAAACCCAGTCTTTCAATCAAATGCAGATAACTCAATTTTCTATAAACCATCTCGTGTAAACAGGTATGAAAGATGTAGATTTTTAAATAATATTATATTTATACAAGGCGATGATTCAAACTTAACAGTAAGTGAAGATAGCGGACCAACAGAAGATCATTTTGTCATTGAGTCTGGATCAAACCACATTCATTTAACTGGAGCTAATGTAGATTTTACAAAAAATTCACCAATTGATGAGTTAAGGTTAGCGTTTTCTGTAATTAATAAAAATGGAGATTCTATATCAATACCAGACACAGTTAGAGTATTGGTTGACTTTGCGTCTACGGATGCTGAGGGTGGAGAATTTGCAAAATTTGAAGTAGAGATTAATCATGGGACATCTGGTAATCCAGAGCTAGTTCAAGATTTTTCTTCTAATCGATATTTTGTAGTATCGAAACAATTACAAGAACTGTATACAAGTCCTAACTTTACTTGGGATGCTGTTACTGTTGTAAAAATATATGCATGTGTGATTGATGGCGGATCTCCATCTGCAGACTATTATGTTGCTCTTGATGCCATGCGTTTAGAAAATGTTGCAACTATTAACCCACTGTATGGATTAACTGGGTATTCTATAATAAAGTCTCCTAACACAAGCAATTATATTGAGTTTAGATTTTCAATTGGGGTAACATAATGGCCAATGAAGTTATTAAAAAAATTAAACTTAGTCAAGACAACCTTCCAACAATAAATAGTATAACTGGAAAATACGATGTTAGATATAGGGTTGTGTCTGAAGATAAAAACAGAACCTCTCACTGGTCCCCCATAATAAATATTAATCCAAACTATATATATGTTGCAGGAAATATATCTATAGTTTCATCTGGAATAACCACAGTTGCCTGGGATACTGTAACTGTTAAAATAGGCACTAATATTATTGGGCAAGCAAAAGATTATGATGTTTGGGTAAAATGGAGTAAAGCTGCAGGTCTTGGAGATTTTAACTATGTTCAAAGAATCTCTGGTAATTCTATTACTCTTGTTCATCCCACAACATTTTATATTAACGGGGTAGATCAAGAACAAAGTCCAAATAGGGTAACAGTTGAAGTTTATTTAAAGGGTGAACCAATAACAAGAGACTCTGCAAGTTTGTTGGTTTATAGTCCTGCAATGCATACGATCTAATGATATAATGGATATATATGGCTAAAGTTCCGCTACCAGAAAGAGGTCAACCCTTAGATGTTACCTACATCTATCAGTTGGCTGATACTATTAATGACCTGTCTACACAGGTTTCATCTGCAACTTATAAAACTACGTCAATAGATACTGTTAGTGCTGGAAAACAAAACATTAAAACATCTGAGGCAAGACTAATTGGTGGATATATAGAAGTAGCCAATAACTCTACCGTGTCTGCTGGAAACGAAAAAACGTTTTCATATGATTTTGGAAGCGATTTTAGATTTCAGCCTATTGCAACAGCAACAGCAGTAAATACTGGAAATACTCCTGCTGGACAAAATGTTAGCGTTATTTTAAAAACAGTTACAACTTCTCGTGTTGAAGGAGTCGTTAGGTTTGGTGCTTCTGGTGATTTATCCTTGGCAGTAAATTTAATAATTCTTGGTATTCCCAATTAATTAAGGGTGGTTTATGATTTTTTGCAAAAAATGCAAAGGTCGTATGTTTGTTGACAGACAATACACTACGATTGATCACATAGAAATGTTTTGTGTTATCTGTGGGGTAAGAGATTTTTTTCACCCACCATCAGAAAGTGAGCGTGGTAGATGGATACTGCAAAAGGAAAAATTGAGAGCCAGAAATACAATAACGACCCTGTAATAAAAGGAAACCAAAAGATTTGGTTTTTAAACGGGGATTTAGTTAGACTACATCACAGCTCTCGTTCTACTGGAATGGTTACTGTTTATAACATTACTAAAGATAGAATTGAAACATGTTTGCGATCTGACTTTAGGCGTAATAGGCAGAGAGCGTATACTGTTTCTGAAACTTCTAAATTAATTAATCGTCATCGAAAATATATGCCAAGCTTAATTAAACGAGGAGTTATACCACCACCAATAGGGGCAAGTATTAATGGTAAGCGTGGATTTAAAATTAGAGCATATTATTCGGAAGATAGTGTAAGAGAAATAAGATCTATTCTTGCGAGCATACATATTGGGCAGCCAAGAAAAGATAAATTAATAACAAATAACAGCACCCCTACAAATCAAGAGTTGACACGAAGGATGGGTGACGGTATACTTACATATACAAAGACAGAAGATGGACGATACATTCCAGTGTGGAGTGAGAATATCTAAATTTTTGTTTCTATGCTACAATTGTAATAACAAATAAAAGGGTGGATAAAATGGAAAATGATAATACAAAGGTATCTGTAACTCTTGGATATACTCTTAATCTTGGAAACTTTCAATCTTTGCGTTTAGATCTTGGAGTTATCGATTCAAGGCGTGATGGCGAAAACGTAGACCAAGCTTTTGAACGTGTATACAAGTTTGTTGAAGACAAGCTAACCGATAAGATTAATGAAGCAAAAGCTGAAATAGCAGAGTAGTGGCTGAACGCAAAGACCGAATGGCTTTGCTTAGTAGGTTTAATAAACTATATCTACAGCGGTATGAGCAAAAGTCTAACATGAACCTTAATGCTGAACAATGGGCAGCAGATGGACTTGTAGAGTCTTATGGGGTATCAGAATGTTACGATCTTCTTGAATACTATTTTTCTATTGCAAAAGACCCAACATGGAATTATTTTGCCTATAATGCAGAAAAGATCTTAAACGGAAAGCTAGAAATAGAGCAAGATAAAGATGAAAGATTAGAGCGCAGGAATATTGCAAGGAAGTGGTTAAGTGAATAATACAGAGGCTAAGTTAATAACTGCAGTATTAAAAGACAAGCAAATCCATGTTCTCTTGCAGGCTAATGTAGATAACCTACTTAGAACACATAGAGACATCTGGAACTTTATTCGCCTATACTCTGAAAATAATCAATCACTTCCTCCAGTAGATTTAGTTAGAGAAAAGTTTAGAGATTTTGAACCAATCGAAGGGGTTGGTGCTACAAAGCATCATCTTGAAGAATTACAAGTTGAATATTTAAATGACAGCCTAAAGGACATAATTAAAAATGCAGCAGGAGAAGTTCAAGGTGGAAATGGTCCAAAAGCACTTGAAACTTTAATTACAAAAACATCTGAACTTAAAAAGAATACTGCATCTATTAGAGATATTGACGCTACCGATTTAGAATCCGCAGTTGCATATTTTGAAAATGTTCAAAAACAAAATGCATTAGGACAGGTTGGAATTAAAACTAATCTACCAGGATTTGATAATTACCTACCTTCTGGAATTATGCCAGGTCAACTTGGAGTGTTTCTAGCCTACCCTGGCATTGGTAAATCTTGGATGGCCCTATATTTTGCAGTTCAAGCATGGAAGCAGGGAAAGTCACCAATGATTATTTCTTTAGAAATGTCTGAAACAGAAGTTCGTAATCGTATTTTTGCAATTATGGGTGAAGGTCTGTGGTCTCATAGAAAGTTAA